ACCCCAGCGCCGTTTACGCCTACGTATGTAGTTGGGGCCGTGGTTAAATTAGTAACCGTTTGCCCTGTTAGCGGCCCAAAATTAATAATAGTCGGAATGGGGTCTACGGGGCTAGTGAAGTCTATAAACATGGCCGTACCTGCCGATATATCAAACAAGGCAGGGTTAGCGTTGATGGATAGAACCCCCCCCGAAATTATACCAGTGCTTTCGCCGAGGTCGGGCGTTTGCTGGCTTCCATCGCCGCCTCCGAACAATAAGAACGGATCGTTTCCAGAACTTGAAGCCGGTACGATTACTTGATCAATGAGAATAGTATTCGCCGGGAGTGTAGGAGCCGCAGGGGTGGCGCTAGCAATACCGACCTGATAAAGTATATTACTAGAGGTATTGGCATAAATATTGTCAATACGCCCAAAGTTCAAATCCGCAGCATCCACACTCAGCATCGTTTGCGAGGCTTTTTGATAGACCACGTTTGCAATGACCCATCCTCCTTTTGTAGCTGTTACAACAAACCCGCTTATCGAAGTGCGTACCGTCAAATTACCTTCGGGCAACGTAAAATCTATCGGGATCGATCCCTGCAAAATCCAAGCCCCGGATACTTTCCGGTATATTTCAATAGGGTTGGTTTGACGATAATAAATATCTAAATCTTGCCCTTGCGAGGGGTCCGGAACATCCGTTCCGAACAATAGCGCGTTATTATTAATCCGGTTAATGTACGGCTCTAGTAAATCAGCCAAATCCGTATAGCCGGAGCCTACGATGTCAGGACTGATTGTATTCGGATCGACCTGAGTAGTTATATCGGTGTTAATCGCTGCGTTGTATGCCGCTTTATCGTCGCTGTAGTTAGTTCCTGCCATGCTTTAAAGTTATCAAAAATTCTTATAAGAATTGTTCTGTAAATTCGTCTGTAAATATGCCTTGTGTCGGTATAGTCGGCGGGGTGTTAGGATTCTGAGAGATCGGCGGATCCACGTCCCCCGGATAATGAGGAATGCTTACGTCCGTTGATTTAACGTACCGATCAAATATTTCCACCATGTTCACTGACATTAGTTTGTTAGACTTCAGTCCAAAATCACACGACAACAACGCGAATATTTTTTTATTGAACTCAGGGATACAGGCCAGTTCAGTGTGAAAGGTGTTTAAGAAGTTCGCATTATCACTCAAGAACGTTCCTGATAAGTACCGGAACGGCTTTTGATAGCTTTTTAATATCCCTTTGGCTAATAATAACCCTATTGGCAAGCGCCCGGAAGTCGTTCCATATTCGTACCAGGCCGAACTATAAGATCCGTCTTTGGTGTAAATGGCCCAAAGGTTGTTTAATAACACTGAAGTTGACGGAGTTTGGGTGTTTGTTGCCCCTCCTGTTAAGATCGGAGCGCCAAAAGACTGATTTGAACCAAAGTTGATTTGAAAATCAACACCTAAAAATGTCGTGTTTTCATTCTTATAATCTCCAAAAAGTACTTTTATAGGTTCTGGTTTTTGGGTATAGAATCCGAGTTGAGAAGAAACATGCAAATACCCATCATGAAGTTTATCGTCGAGTTTAGATTGTTTTGAAATCAGCACATTGTCAATATCAAACGGGTTGTAATCACTGTTTTCCGTATATACTGCATTCCCGTTCGCTAAAAAACTAACCGTGTATTGCTGAGGCCCAAAGAACTGTAAAACCATTACGCCAGATTCAGGAGCGTCTGGCATCGTGAAATTAATGTTACTTCTAGAGGGCGAATTAAATACAGACGGGATAGGCAATGATATTACACAAGTGGCTAATGACGTTACCCAAGAAAAGTCAGTTCCGTTTACTGAATTGGTCAAGTAGTATTGCCCTACCTTGACGCGAATCTTAATGGCTGCAAAGGCAAACAGAGGACTGTGGTTAAACGTTAACCTCACCGAATCGCCCTGCAATACAAAAATATCATTCGCCTGTAACCAGCGGTCTGCTTGCGCCCGTTCTTCAAACAAACACGTATAGTCTTCTACTGGTATCTGTGCGCCTCCTACTCCGCTAACGGTCTTGAGCCTACGGTCTACTTGCATAGCCCCAAACTTCGTCCAGAACAAAAAGTTTTGCCCGTCCCATTGTTCAAAGTCTCCGTTAAAGATGATCGAGGGCGTTTTCCCATATTCCGTCAAGACCGATGCCCGCTTGTAGGCGTTACCGATGAGCGTGTGCTGATCCATTGATACCGGTATAGTATCAGTGCCGTCCATGTTTTCAATCACTCGTATAGGATTGATGGATTCAGCCCGTAAGAAAAAGGCTTTGTTATTGTATAGTCTAGTCCTAGCTACGTCTTTTGCTAGTTCATCCACTCTAACAAATACCCACTCCCCATTTACCTGTTGAATACGGGCCTTAAACAGCTTACATACTTCTTCTAATACCTTAAAGCAGTCAAACAAGTTCCCGTTTTCCCCGGTGAATCGTAAGGGGTTCACGGAGGCTTGCGTTAAGGGGTCGTCATCGGCGGCGTTGTTCATCACCGTTTCATAGACGTTAGAGATCGTTCTGATGTTAAGATTCAGATTCGTAGGAGCTAAGGCAAACGCCACGATGTTTAAGAAGCTTTGCTTAACATCTACTCTAGATCCTGATGGAAGTGTGTAGGTAATGTTTTTTAAGGCTCCTAATCCGTCAGTGGCCCTGATCGTTACTTCGTAAGGAGTCGGAGCAAACGGCTCTTGACAGCTATCAGGAATGATGTAACCCGCAAACAGTAACTCTCCTTCACGAGTGACACGAACCTGAAATTCCCGTTCGTCGTTCGTGTAGAACTCTTCCAGCGAGAAGTTTTCGGTGCACAAAAGGTTAATAATACATTCAACAGGAGCCGTGGTTTCTACTTTGCTGTCTGATCCTTTATAACTTAAAAGAATTGGATCTTCCCCCCAATTTTCCACGTATTCGGGTTCGGGTGGCGTAGGTAGCGCGCACTGAACGGCCGCCGCTTCTTCCACGATGTAGGCGAAAGGCGAATCGGTTTGGGCATAGATTTTCAGGTTAAAGCCCGTATCAAAGTCGCAGATTTCGGTTATCAACTCGTCGGGATCATAGGTTCTGTTGGTGTTCAAATCGTTCTGTGCTTGTCCCGTAAAAAATACGGTGTGGGCTAACCGGTCTACAAATACCTCAATCGTTCGCAGCGGCCCGAATGGGTTCGGCTTGAGAAAGGAATCCACTTTCAATACCGTTTGCGGCTGCGTGAACTGGAATTTCTTTAAAATATCTAGCCGAATGGTTTCTCCTTTATTGTTGCAGAACTCCGTGTATTTGTATGGGTTGTAATGCAAGGTTCCAAACGGGTTAGGAGGATCGGCGGGAGTCGGTAATGGATTAGGTACCGGAGTCGGTGAAAATCCACATTGCGTCGCGTTCAAATCCGTCTGCGCATAGGCAAACGGAGCACAATCCTGTGCATAAATACGGTAGTTGGTAAACGTATCCAGGTTGCAGTACTCCGTAATCAATTGATCGTTGGCATACCTGCGGTCTTTTTTGTTGTATTGCGAGATGCACAAATTAGGAAACGGCTCTCCAGGTACGGGTTGAGTGGATATGTTTCCGTTCTCATCCGTCAACACCCTAGCCCAGCGCCAATCAGCTAAGAATCCGCTCGGTTTAACTTTAAATTGATCGATGATCCATGATGCCATTATCTACCTGTTCTGTTGTTTAAAGCGTTTGTTCTATTGAAAGCAACAACAATGTCATTGCCCTTCAGTGTCATGGACGGAATGAAGACGGTTTGAAACGATCCTCCTCCTGTTGCGGGAGCTGCCGGATTGAATCCACTTGAAACGCCCGGATTAAATGATCCGCCTCCAGTATTTCCGCCTGATGATCCGGAAGCACTTTTGCCGAGCCCGCCTGCAAAGGCTTTCACGGCTGAACCAATCGCGACCAGTCCAATCCCTGCAGCGATCGCCGCGACGCCAGAAGCGGGGTTAAATGGATTCTTTAAGGCGGTCGCTAGCGCGGTCGAAGCGATCCCCGCCGCGATGGTCATTTTGCCAAACTGCACTAATACGCCGCCTATGGCGCCGAGTATCGCCGCGCCTGCGGCCTTGATTGGGTTTTCTCCTTGGGCTAAAGCGTTACCTAAAGCTTCTCCGAGTCCAGCAAAAGCATCCTGAAAGCCTTGTGATATGATTTGATTCTGAACCGCTAAATCATTGGATGCCAGTTGAAACTTCGCCTTCATCTCCCGAAAGTGGTTGGCGATCTGATCGTTTGCGATTTGCAAAGAAGAAGTATCGATCGGCGGCGTTTTAAACCCTTTGATGAAGACTTGATCCTGAATACTGAAGCCTCCTTTCAGTTCTTTTTCGCGGTCTTTAATGATTTCTTGACGAACTTTTTTTACCTTCTCCGTCTCCTTCACCTCGTTCACCACGTTCTTCACCGCTTCTTTTTCTAGGCGAATGTTCTCGTCCGTTAAACGATTGTTTTGAAGTTTTAGTTCGTTCGTCGACTGGATGCTGAGGGCAATCTGGTTCTGAATGTCTAATAGCTGACGCGCTACCCGTTCGGCAATCGCAGCACGGGCTTCTGATCCAGAAGTGTCTTTTTGTAAACTAGTGAGTTTCTTTTGCAGTTCGGCCCCTTGTTTGATTAGCGGGATTCGGTTCCGTTCAATGTCCAGAATCTTTTGTTCATTTTCTAACTGCGTCGCGGAATTCTTAGCGATCAAGGCTTCTGCCGCCCTTGCTCGTGCGGTAGAAAGAATCGCCGAGGTTAGTTGGTTGTAGGCGTCTTTGGTCTTCGTGGCTGCGCCTTCTTCAAACTGCAGATTGGCAAAGTAAGCCGGATACTTGTCCTGCAGTTGTCTGTAGGCTTCTCTGCGCTCTTTTAACGGCTGATTGCCGTCCTGATAGGCTGCAAACAAAACACGTAGTCCAGCTAATTCTTCCTGTGCGTTTTGCGCCCCTTTTAACTGCGCCTGTTCGATTTGCGACAGACTCTTAATGTAATCTTCGGTTGACTTCTTCGTGTCGTCTACGGCTTTCTTATTCGTTCCAAAAGCGCGCGTCCATGCCCCCATGCCAAAGGACGCTAAGGATAAGGCCAGCGTTAGCCCGCCCAATGCTAAGTTCAACCCGCCTCCGCCTGCCAGCGATTGGATCAACGTTTTACCAATCGATTGCCCAGACTCTTTCGCTGCGCGGGATAAGTCCCCAAACTCACGGCCTAAAGCCTCTAAGTTGTTGGCAATCGCACCCGGACCGAAAGCGGCATCCGATAAGACTCTAGACGTGCCCTGAAAATTGACGCCGACCGCTTTTGTGGACTTGATCGCCTGCTTTTCAAAGTTCTGCAGCGATTTAGTCGCTGCCACGTCAAACGCCTTGATGTCTTTTTCAGCGGTCGCAAGTCCTTTTTCCAGTCCTTTCACGTCCGCCCCGATACCTACTTTTATTTCTGCTGCCATTAGTTCAGTAGTTCTTTTTTACGTTGTACTTTCATTACATACATTGCCTGCAATTCTTCCAGCCGTTTCATCCGTTCTTCTGCGTAGTCCTCCGAAGTTTCCCGGTCCACGTCTAAGCGCATGTACCGCTCCAAACTCGGCGGCCGTCGTTTCGGGTTCTGCCAGTTACTGACCATGTTGCAGTACGCGATCATCCGGGTATGTTCCCATTGTTTCTTCTCTTTGCTTCGATACACCTCTATTAAGATGATGAGTTCCTGAAACGAACATAAAAAAAAATCGGATATTGACATCCCTAGTTCAGCGATACAACATCCGAAGATTTCTTTATCAAAGTTAAAACTTACGCTTCTTCTTCCTTTTTTTTTGACTCGGTAGAGGGGATGTTGAAGGCTTCCAATACATAGCCGTAGATCTCCGTCCCGAACACCTCACCAAACACGCCGCCAACCTCATCAATAAATTGATAGACTTCCGAATCTAAAACGGTTACGTTGCCGTTTTTCGATAGTCCCCAACTAATCATATCAAAATTCAGGTCGTTTTTAGTAACAGTAGCTAACCCTTCTGCGCCGTATTTGCGAAAAGCCTGCATCACCGCATAACTGTTGAAATTCAGCACGTAATCCCTATCCGCTGTTTTTATTGTATGTATCGCCATAAATTAGGTCGTTGCAAATGGATCAGTTGAACTTGAATCGCCGTCGACACGGAATGATACCGAGGCTTCTACGTTCGATTCGCGTTCGGCGGTCACGTCGATACTTTCAATGTAGGCCTCAAAGTATTCTTCAATCGTTTTGTTCGTCACTTCGTCCGAAAGGAACGCAAACCAGGTCTTCTCGTTCAAACGTTGCTGATCTCTCAAATCGTTGTAGTAGACCTTGCCCGTTTGGTTCGAGGCCACCGTAGAGATGATTAAGTCTACACTTGCGCTTACGGTATTGAACGTCGGAAGGACCCGCGTTGCCGTGTCGCATTTGGTGATCGATTCGATGAAATTGGTGGTTACCCCGAAGGTGTTGCTCGTAGCACAGGCTACCGGCTCCCAATCTTCGTCGATGACGTTGTACTTGTAGAGTAGGACGTCTTTGCCTTTTAAGTATTCTTCTTGTGCCATTTATTTATTGAGTTAAGAAATATTGAAACCGTATGAGTTGTCTAAATACATTTGTTGTTGTGCCGATTGTGACAAGACTATCCGAAGATACTAATTCTCTTTGGTTAATTTTATAACCTCCTGATAAAATTATAGTTTCTTCCAGATTAATTACTTGCTCCTCAATATCATCGGCCAGTAATTTAGAGCCCGTGTTGCCAGTCGCCGGATAGGTGGTCACGATGTCAATCAAGATGTCCACGTTCCATCGGTCCGCGCATTTGGTGTACTTGTTTTGGCGCTTGGTTTGGGTGGAAAGTAAGATGTAATGCTTCGGTACGGTGATTCCGGTAACGCGCTCGTCAAAACAAGGAATCACATTCCCCGAAACCGTGATGTTGTTCAACACGGTAAAGAATGCACTGCGCAAATATTTATTCGGGTTACCTTGCATCTGAAATGTATTTATTGGTTACACCATGATCAATACAAGCCTTTTTATACGCCTTATGAGCTTCTTCCTGAGAATCAAAATACCCTAATGCTAGGCTTTTTTTATTGATCTTTATAGACGACTGCCACTTGTTCACAGTTTTGTTAAAATGTGCGCCTGTTAAATGACCTTCTTTTTTGAATCTGTGGGTATTGTTTTCCCTGTTTGATACATATTCAAGGTTTTCAGGACGATTGTCTTGTTTTGTTCCGTTAATATGATTGACTTGTAGTTCAGATTGTCCTATAAAGGCTTCTGCCACTAGTCTGTGAATGTATCTGTTAACTGATTTATTATTTATTCTTAAAATAAGAAACGGATACCGCCTCGCTTTAGACAAATATTGTTTTAATATCTTTTCAGGCAACGTCTGAAACCCTGAGTTGTTCGCAATGGTTCTTTCAAGGCTTTTAACTCGGCCTTTATTGCTTACTTGATATATTCCTTCACTTCCTGCTATATCCTTCCAAATTTCATCCATATCTATTTTGCTGAATTAAGTTTTTTGGTTAATATATCAATTGAGTTATTCAAATTCTTTACAAATTTTTCTGATCCCACTTTGAAGGCTGGCCATAAATACGGACGCGGCCGTAAACCTTCGTCGAGTATCGACATTAATATCGGCCAAGCGGCCCGCTCGTCAATGCCTTTGCTTCTGCACCAATCTTTGATCGAGTCCAAGGCGTCGTCTATATTTCCCTTGCTTTGGTTCCTGATCGCTTGGGCTTGTTCCTGCATTTCTTTCGGGACGCTGACTTTAGCCCCCGTGCCAAATTCCACGTAGCCCGAATAGGCGGCCATGGCCTGCACTTCCCAAGTGAGCTTGGTGATTTTCTCCGGCTGTATACTTTGTCTCAATTTGCCGAAATTGGCAGGCGCGTTCCTAACTGCAGTAGCTGAAATATCCCGTGCCGCGGCTTCCGTTTCGCCCGCGGCCACTTTCGCTCCGTCCTTGCCGAAAGCTTCCAGCTGCCTCAGTAATTTATCCACGCCCTGTACTTTCATGTGGTCATACTGATTAAAGGCACTGTTTCCGGAATGGTCTTCGTACACAGGATTTCAATCTCCCGGTGCATTTCGTTCAGGTCGGTAATTGATTTGATGACGTATTCCTTCCCTTGGTAGCTTAAATAGAGGTTCCTACCGTTGTAGGGCAAATCGTTTCTAAAGCGTAATTTAAAGAGCAAAGGTTCATATAGATCCGTAATCCCCAAGGTGGTGGCCCGCTGTTGCAAAGAACTCGAAGAATTAACGAGCTTCGCCCAGCTTTCCGCTAAGATGGTTTTTACGACTGTATTGCCTCCGTATCCGTCGGGAAGACTTTCTACCTGGTAGACCGCTATCCGCTTGTTATACTCGCGTGCTAACATATCTTAGAATAAAGGAAAACGTCTGAACGGATTTAAGGCAAACTGCACCGATTTAGGCACTAATGCCGTACTTTGTTGTTGCTCCGAGTTGTAATACCAGACTTGCAGGATCGCTAAAGACGACTGGATGAAGGCTTGCGGAATGTCGCTAACTGCTTCATACCCTAAATTCAATTCGATTGATTCGGCTTGGGTGTTGTACCTGGTTTTCGTGTTGAACGTTTTGGAAGTATAGGTTTCTGGATCGATCGGATCAACGACCGAAACAATCGGATAATCGTACACGTCGTACACGTTCGAAGCGCAAAACCAGGGGTCGTTAGGCCCGTAATAGGTCTTGTTCTGTTCCACCAAAATATGATTGGTGTACGTCTCCACGTATTGCAGCGCCGCTTCGATCATCGATTCAATCAGCTCGTCGTCGGCGGTCAGTGAATCTTCGATACGCAAATAATTCTTTGCGGTAGCCAGTGGGATTATCTCTAAATAATCGGTGATCATTTTTCTTCCTGTTTGGGTACGTATTTAACTGATACTTCCCTATTTAAACTTGTAGTATCAATATGTGCTCTAATGTACCAATCTTTCAAATCATTAACAAGGGACTCCCGCTGGTAAATTATTTTCTTACGCTTGTGCGGGCATGTCGTATTGAACGGAAAGTGTTTCGCTGCTAATTCTTCTAAACTCATTAATCTAGTATTTGAAATGAAGGAATAGGGATGATGTATTTACCTGAATAAATCGGTTTTAGTTTCTCCATGATTTCCTCTTTAAAGTTCCAGGATAGGATCACTAAATAATCAGGTGGATCGCTCACCAATCTGTTTTTGTTCACAATCGGAATGCCTGTACCTGGAGAGAACTTGCCGATCTTCTCCGGCGTTTCGTCCACGATGTAATCAATGATGTCCGTGTTGATCGAAGCGGAGTTTAGTAATGTATTGCCTTTGGCTGAGGCTGCAAAGGCGGCGATCTTGTATCCTTTGCGTTTTAAGTCCAGGATGTTTAAGGCAAATGATTCTATGGTTTTATCGACTTGTTTTGACCAGTTAGAATACTTATCATACAACAAATATCCTTCTGCTAGTTCAT